CGGCAGCAACCAGAGCAACAGAGGCAGAAAGAAGCGCTACAGCCGCCAGCCGGAGCGAGAGCACAGCCAGCGAGGCGGCCAGAACGGCGACGACAAAGGCAGAGGCAGCAGAGGCTAGTTCCGAGGCCGCCAACAAAAGTGCGAATACAGCCAGTCAAGCGGCCGATACGGCAACAACCAGAGCGACAGAGGCAGAAAGAAGTGCTACAGCCGCCAATCAAAGTGCGAATACGGCCAGCCAGGCGGCCGCAACCGCAACGAATAAAGCAACTGAGGCAGAGAGAAGCGCTGAGGAAGCAAATCAGATTGCACAGGGGCTGGGTGGTTTTAATGGCAAGGCATCCTCGGTTTCCGCCGTGGATGAACAAGGATTATTGGGAGAAGCGGATGGAACAAGCAATGTGCAGGAGTTGCTTGATGCGTTAGCACAAAAGGTTGCGCTGGAATTGGTGAGCAATTCAAAGCTGACAGAGATATTAAGCGGATACATTGCAACGTCCAGTATCAATAATACGGGCCTGGTTACGAATGAGGGGTTTGTGGCGGATGCGCGGCAAATGAATCCAAATGTTTCCGGCTCGCTGGCGGCCAAAGTAAAGAAGAATACGGACGATATTGTTACTGCAAATAGCAATTTACCATACATAGACACCAGCAAAAAAATTAAAGATGGGTTTGCTAACGGTACAAGTTGGGCAGCTACAGAGGATTGTATAGTTTGTGGTTCCATTGGTTTTAACAGCTCAGCTCAGGGTTGTAATGTACTTATAAATGGGATAAATATTTTTTGGGTCAATAATGATGTCACAGTCAATTCGTCAATGCCTATATGGTTTTCTGTGCGTAAAGGTGATACCGTACGATTTATTGGTTATAACAGTCAAGTTCCAAACCTTACGAACCTATATGCCTTCAGCACAAAATGATTATTATGATGGCTTATTAAATTTCCAAACCTGCTTCCAGTTTCGTCCGTCATAAAAATCATACCAGATACCGGTGTTGTTAAATGCGATTGACGCAATCTCACCGTTATCATAATATAGCTGGAATGCCCGGTCAGTTCGGTCAGAATACACGGCTGTAAAACCATTAATGTTCTTGACGCCGTTTAAAGTCACCTTTGCATTAGTTTTTGCTAAATTGCTATTTTGAATAAAGGAGCTGTCCTTGAAACAGCAGAAAGAGAGGAAAAATTATGAAGAGAGCCATGCTTAGCCAGCCGATGGCTGGAAAAACAGATGATGAAATCAAAGAAACGAGAGAAAAGGCCATTAAGACATTAGAAAATAAAGGATATGAAATTGTGAACACTCTTTTTACGGACGAGTGGTACAGCAAAGAAAAAATGGCCGAAAGAGGAGTTGTACAGATTCCCCTATGCTTCTTGGCGAAATCGCTTGAAAATATGAGCCTTTGTCATGCGGCCTATTTCTGCAAAGGATGGGAAAATGCAAGAGGCTGCCGGATTGAACATGAGGCAGCTAAGGCATATGGACTTGATATTATCTACGAGAATTAGGCTGATTGCTATTTAAAAATAATAAGAAAGGGGGAAATCCCCATGAATAAGAATGTGATAGTTTTAAAAGATGCTACAGAAATAACTATTGTTAACGATGCTGACATTTACAACATGCAGATTATTGTTGACAATCTGTCAGAACTTGGGACATTATGGGACAAGCTCACACCCGATAATCTGTCAACAGTGGCAATCAAAGATTCCGATGGGGTTGTGGTAGGAAACTACAACAATATGGTCCTGTGCAGTCCAGCTTTCCAGTCGGTCGATAAGACCGAAGCTGGAAAAATTCAGGCAACATTTGGAATCCGTGGCAGAACGGAATTGGAACTGTTAAAGGAGCAGGTAGCAGCCATGAGTGAAACTTTAAGTGTACATGATGGCGCGATTGGAGATATGGGAGCCGTCATAAGTGCCGTAGCGGAGACGACAGAAGGAGGGACAGTATAATGGGACGTTACTATGGTCTGAAAATCAGGAATAATGAAATGACACTGGAGAAAGTTCCCAGGCTTTGGAAAACAATGACTGAAAAATGGCTGGAACAGAATCCGGCGGATTGATGGAGGAATCTTGTGCCAACGGAAGTCATAGTTGCATTAATTGGACTGCTGGGAAGTGCGGCGGGCACGTTTACCGGAATCATGGTGTCAGCCAAATTAACGGCATATCGTTTGAGTGAACTGGAAAAAAGGGTAGAAAAGCATAACACAGTCATTGAACGGACTTACAAACTTGAAGAAGCGCAGGCGGTTATGCAGGAACAAATCAAGGTGGCCAATCATAGAATTGGAGACTTAGAAAAAGAAAGAGAGGAATGACGATGAAGCACGTAGATTGGACAAGAAAACTGACAAGCCGGAAATTTTGGGCGGCTGTAGTTGGATTTGTAAGCCCGATTATGGTGGCAGCAGGGGCGGGAGACAATGAAATTACCCAGGTGACCGCTATTATTATGGGAGGGGCCACTCTGATTGCATACATAATCGGCGAGGGGCTGACGGATGCGGCGGCCACAGGAAACACAGGAAAAGAACCTGAGGCAGAGGAGCGGGTGGCGACCAAATAGCCGGAGGTGGTCCGAAATCTAATATGTAACAAGTCAACAGGAGGGGAGGCAGAGGGCTTCCCCTTTTATGCATAAGGAGGAAATTATGATTGATAATGCATACGCAAGAGGGCAGAAACTGTTATGTGGCGATTATAGCCAGTACACACCTACTGGAAAGTCTTATTTCACCAAAAAAGGCAGATGGTTTTCTGTACCTAGAAGGGGAGATATCGTCTATTTCTATTATACATCTCTGGGCCGTGTCGGGCATGTGGGTGCTGCCGCGGTAGTCGAAACCGATTACCAGAACCGGACATTTGAGTTTGTCACGTTTGAGGGAAACACATCATCGGGAAACGCAGGGGACCGTAATGGAGGATGCGTCGCCCGGCATACCTATAAAGCATCCTTTGATGCAGTGGGAGGAACACAAAAAATCAATGGATTCGGGCGCCCCATGTATAGTATGGATACCTGTACGGTGGATGAATTTATCAGCGTACTGGAGGGCGAACTGGGATACATCGAGAAGGAAAGCAATAAAAACTTGGATAGTAAGACTGGAAATCCAGGAGATAAAAACTATACAAAGTACGGAAAGTGGTATGGTTATACGCCTGCGTACTGGTGTCAGCAGTTTATATCATGGTGCGCATACGAAGCCTGCCGCCAGCACATGGAGAAAACACAGACCGGGTGGGAGAAACAGCCAGACGGAAGCTGGAAATACTTGCGGTATGGCGCATACATCAAGGATGAATGGGAGCTTATCAACACCGCGGCTGGGGCTCAATGGTTTGTATTTGATGGTGCTGGGACAATGACAACGGGATGGTTCGGGTCAGATGAACAGGGATGGTACTACATGAACCCGGATGACGGGGCCATGCTGGCGGCCCAATGGTTTGAAGTCAAGGGAAAACATTATTATGCAACAAAGACAGGGGAAATAGCAAAGAATGTGTATGTGAAATCAACGGCTCCAGGAATGTATTGCTGGGTAAATGGTTCAGGGGAATGGGTAAAAGAGTGGGATACCACCATGCCGGACCTGCAAACATATGGACTGGCAGAATAGGGGGAAGAAATGACAGTAGGGGAATTAATAGAAACAATCATCCGGCTGAGAGGACGCCAATACGGTGAGGATATCATGATGGGATGGCTCAATGAGATAGAGGGCCAGGTGATTGAAGAGATAGTGAACCGGGCACAGGGCTACAATGTGACATTTAAACCGTTGTCTTATGACTTGGACGCGGAAAAGGAGCTAACCATACCGACGCGTTTCCAAGACGTGTATATCCATTACATGCTTTCTAAAATTGACTATCACAATCAGGAAACAGAACGGTATAACAATGATGTGGTTATGTACAACAGCGCATATGATGCGTATGCGGCATGGTTCCGGCGTGAGAACCGACCAAAGCGCGGAGCATCATTTTCAAGATTTTAGGAGGTGCTATGGGACGATTGCCATTCTTGACTATGGCCCCAAAAGAAAACAGCCGTCAGATAGGTAACTTTCTGGGACTGAATACGGGGACGGTCATAAACGAAAACGAATTTGCCGACATGCAGAACATGTCCTCCGATGATTTTCCGGCCATCTCTACACGGAAGCCCAGGGGAAAAATCATCAAGAACCTGACAATGCCTCACGGCCTGTTTTATAAAAACGGCTTGGTGTATGTGGACGGTACAGAGCTGTATTACAAGGATAAAAAGATTGCAGATGTGACAAGCACGGATAAACAGATAGTGGGATTGGGCGCGTTCCTGGTTATTTTTCCGGATAAGATAATGTATAACACCTCAACCGAGGAACTGACCAGACTGGAAACGCAATGGTCACAAACATCCTCAGCCACATTTGCACAGACCACAAAGGGGTCGACCATGGTCAAAATCAGTTGCACAGGTATAGGGAAATCATTCCATCAATTTGATGGAGTTGAGATAACGGGATGCACAAATGATACATTCAATAAAACCACGGTCATACAGGAAAAGGCGGACGATTATCTCGTAATTATTGGCAACCTATCCGAATCATTCAGCCAACCATCCGGCCTCACCATCAGCCGGAAGGTTCCCGATATGGATTATATCTGTGAGAATGGAAACCGGATCTGGGGCTGCTCAAGTAAAAACCATGAAATATACGCAAGTAAGTTGGGAGATCCGGCAAACTGGAATGCGTTTGAAGGGATAAGCACGGATTCCTACGCGGCGACCGTGGGAAGTGATGGAGATTTCACCGGCTGTCTGTCCCATCTTGGATACGTGTTGTTTTTTAAGGAGGACGCTATACACACCATCATGGGTGATAAGCCAAGTAATTTTCAGATTACAACTGTCAGCCCGGCCAGAGGCATTGCAAAAGGCTGTGAAAACACGGCTTGTGTGGTTGATGAGACATTAATATACGCGGCCCGTAACTGCATATGCAGCTATGACGGTGCCAATCCATCCAGCATATCAGATGCCATAGGGGACTACAGAGTATCCCAGGGCGTGGCCGGGCAGTATGATGGAAAGTATTACGCCTCCTTGAAGCGGAATGGAAAATGGGCCATGTATGTGTTTGACCTGGAAAAAAACTTGTGGCACAAGGAGGACGGCTTGCATGTACGGTTTATGTCGTATGGAGAAGGTGAACTGTACTATATCGACATAGACGGAAATCTTTCAACCGTGGCCGGAAACCGGGAAGAGAAAATAAAGTGGATCCTTGAAAGCGGGGATATGCTGGACGGAAGCGTTGAGTTTAAGTATCTGAAGCGCCTTCTGTTCAATATGAAAATGGAGCCAGGGACAGAGGTGGATATTCTACTACAATATGATGAACAGAAGGATTGGGAGAAAGTATACACCTATACGGCTGCTTCATATCGTACCTATGTCCTCAACGTGATTCCACACCGGTGCCAGAAATACCGGTATCGCCTGGAGGGCAGAGGGGCGGCTACGTTGATTGCTATAGGTAAATATGTAGGTTATGGGAGTGAGAGGCATGGCAGTTTTTAAACCACTGGTGTTGGACCAGGACGAAACAGATATGAGCCAGGTCATGAGTAAACTGTATCGCTTCAGTCGGGATTTAAAATATACGTTGTCGAATCTGACCCTGGAGGACAATATGGATAATTCAGTCATGAAGGTCCTGGATAGTCGAAAGAATAAAACTAGAGAAATAAGCTTCAGCAAAGACGCCTTGACCATTGATTTGCTGGACTATGAAACCGGGATGCATACAAGCCTGGAACAAACCCGTAAAAAGATATCGCTCCTGGTAGATTCCGGGGACGTGGTAAATACCATGCTGTCACGGATGGAGCTGTACGGGGAGTACATCACCCTTAAGACAGGACAGGTCATCATACAAGCTCAAAACATGACCCTGGATAAAGCGGGCAATGCGTATTTTTCAGGGGATATTATAGGCGGATCAATCAACATAGGTGGGAAATTTATCGTGTATCCAGATGGTAGCTGCTATGTAGACGGGGCATTCACAACGGAAACATTAAACCCTCCAAATGGAATATATGCTTATGAATTGGACGTATACAACGATGATGACCGAATAAATACGGTTACAGGAAACATAGTATGCGCTGATGCTTATATATCGGAAACCCTTACATGCAGAAGAGTGCAGCAGACATCAGACAGACGGTGTAAGAAATGGATTGAACCCATATCTGACCAGGAAGCGACAGAAGCATTAAAGGCAATCGTGCCAACGCGATACACGTTTATCGATAGCGGCCGGGCTGGTATTGGCTGTATTGCCCAGAATCTATATCGTAAAACAGAGGCAGGACGCCTTCCGATGGTTGTACGACATGGAAAACACCTGGAACTCCCATACAGCAGCTATGGAGCCATCTATACGCGAGCAATTCAGCAAAACCAAGAGAGGATAGGAGCAATAAAGCAGGAAATCAAGGAAAGAAAGGAGCGGATCCATGTCAAGCTTTAACGTGCCGGCACTGGGCGGTCAAAATCCTGATATTAAGAAGGTATATAGCTATGTTCGGTTGCTGAACCGCGAATTGAAATATACCCTGGGAAACCTTACGCCAGAGGACAACTTCACGCAGGAAACGCTTTTGAAGTATCAGGAGACGGATACAACCATTGCACAGCTTGAGGTTACTATGGATGGATTTTTGACCCAATTCAAGGACCTGAAAAATGACTTGGAAACCGGAATCCGAGTGCTGAATGGTGAGATTTCTATGAAGGTAAGCGCAGGAGAACTGTGTTCAGAGATATCTGCCACTACGGACACTATCACATTCAAGAGCGGTTATCTTATCATAGACAGTAACAATTTTAAGTTATACAAGGATGGAACCGCTCAGTTTTCCGGGACCATTAATGGCGGTTCCATCAACATCAATAACAATTTTGTTGTAAGCGAAAGCGGCGCTGTTACTACCAAGGCAATTACCTATTCCGGGCAGATAAGCGTTAATGGGCTGTTGTACTCCAACTATATGCGCATTGCGGGAAATGCCAATGTGGAAGGTTCCCTTACATGCCGATATCTAAATGCGACCTATGATGTATCCTGCGAGGTTCTGACAGAACGGTCGGACCGGCGCTTAAAAGAAAATATAGAGGAGATACCCGACCAGACAGCTCTTGCGCTTGTCCTGGGATTCAGACCAGTCACATTTACCTATAAGGATTCGGGAAAGAGAGGAATGGGACAGATTGCCCAGGATTTAGACGAACTCCAGAAAAGACTGGGTACAGACCTGCCATTGGTGGACCATGGAGGGGAATATCTGTCAATTCCATACAGCACTAATAGTGTTTTGTATGCCGGGGCCATCCGGGCCCAACAGAGAGAATTGGATGAACTGGAAAAGGAAATCAACCGAATGAAGGAGGAAAATATATGGTAAAGATTGCATTTGAAGAAGAAAAAATCAATATGGCTCTGATGCTGTTAAATCAACTGCGGGTGGAAGGCATACAGCAGGCGAACTTTCTTTTATCCATAAACAATATATTGACCAACGGAGAAAAAGTAGAAGAGGAAGGAGGAAAATAATATGGCAGTAGCAAGCATTGTCGATTATTTGAAAAGCAAAGGACAGGACAGCTCCTATAACAATCGAAAAAATCTCGCAAGCCAGTATGGAATTACCAACTATGCCGGAACAGCCGCCCAGAACACAAACCTGTTGAGGGCATTGCAAAGCGGAAGTAAAGGAAGTGCAGCCAGTCCACAGGCAACCAATCAGGCAACAACAGGAAGTAATGTAACCATAACGCCAGTAAACAATGCAAGTGCCGAAAACAAAAACAGCCAGTACTTGACTGGATACCAGTACCAGAAGTATACGCCATCGGACAGAGTAAACAGCTATGCAGATAAGCTGGCCGACCTGGAGGACGATAAACCGGGGGCCTATGTGAGCAAGTACGACAGTCAGATAGACAGCATTGTAAACAGCATCCTGAACCGGAAGCAATTCGACCCCAACAGCGTGTATGATACGGATTTATATAAAAATTACAGGGAACAGTATATGCAGCAGGGAAACAAGGCCATGCGTGACACGATCGGTAACATATCCGGAATGACGGGCGGATATGGATCGACCTATGCCACAGCAGCCGGCCAGCAGGCATATGATAATTACATGAGCCAGCTGGGAGACAAAACCATGGATATCTATGATAGGGTGTATCAGCAATATCTTAACGAAGGTCAGGAGCTGTATAACCAGCTTGGAATGGTCAATAACCAGGACAGCATTGACTATAGCAGGTATAGGGATACGGTCAACGATTACTACAACGACCTTAATTATTATGCCGGTCGGTATGATAGTACATATGCGCAGGACTTTGGAGAGTATCAGTACAACCAGGATGCCCAGCGCTGGGCCGAGGAATACGCATACAAGAAAACACAGGATGCATTGGCGCAGCAGAACTGGCAGACACAGTTTGATTATCAGAAAGAGCAGGATGCACTTCAATACGCTCTCCAACAGCAGCAGCTTGCACTGTCGGCTTCCAAAGCCAGGAGCGGAGGCGGGGGAGGAAGCAGTAAGAGCAGCAAGAGCAACACCAATGCCTACCTTACTAAGGCTAAAAATATGCTGAGCGGTACGGATGGAAACGATACACATAAATACAAAAGCGCTACTGTATCAAATTATCTGAAAAAACAGTATGGTTTGTCTGCGGTAGAAGCGGACTATATCACGTCTCAGGCAAATGAAGCCATAAAAGAGGGGTCGGAGGGAAACGTGAATAAATATTATGATTATGCGGCGGCCTATGCAGAGACACATGATGAAAATGAGGTATTTGAGTATCTGAACCGATTCTATGAAAATAAGAAAATCAGTGAAGATGAAGCAGATGAAATCTATCGGAGACTGGGAATGAATTAAGGAGGCAATATGTCATTTAGCAGTAGACTGAAAGAAAAACAGGAACAGGAAAACAGAACGGGCAGTACAACTAGAAGAAATAGAAGTGAGGAGCCGGCGACGCCGGTCAACACCTTCCTAGCGCGCCGGGAAGAACGAGAAAGAGAACGAGAGAGGGAGCAGCAGGAGAAATTAAAACAAGCGGTGCAGCAGGACCACTCAAAAGAAAAGTCTGATTTTTTCCGTGTGGACAGAGAGCAAGCACGGAAAATGGCACAGAGATTAGATGCCAGCCCCAATAAAAAAATGTATGAAACGTTAGACCATAAGCCAAAGAATGCAGGAAGTCCATTTGCACCGATACGACAAACGCCAGAACAGAAAGTAAAAGTAGAGGAATATACAAAATACCTGGCTGAAAAAACCAAACAGGAGAGGCAACAGAAGCAAAAGAGAGAACAGGAACAACAGGAAACAAAAAGAATTCTGGACAAGGTAGGGTATCAGGATGGATATCAGTTTAAGCGATACATTGACCTGCCTAATGAACCAGACTTTGCCCAAACCGTTGAAAAAGCCAAAGCGAATGACCCTTCATGGATGGAGCGCGCCCAATTTTGGAAGAAAACATCCAATCCAGTAGAAGATGCATACAGGCAAATGGAAAAGATGTGGGGAAAAGACGGGGCAACCCAGGAGGATATTCGGGAAAAAACCCTGAAAAGAACAATGGGAGTAGGCTCGGAAAGCGATAATATGCTGCGGAAGTATGCCCTTATGACCGAGCGAGAGCGATATACATATGATTATGTATTTGAAAAGGCCGGAAAGGAGGCGGCAGATAAATACCTGGATAGCCTGCAAGATACAATCAACCTGAGAAGCGCGCAGGATAAATACACCAGAGACGAAACGACCGTACCAGACCCCATGAAGGTTCCGTACAATATTGGAAAATCATTTGGAATAGGTGCGGAAAGCGCTGTGAAAGGAATCGGACACCTGCCGGATGCAATATTAGGCAGACAGCCGGACTACAACATCACAGAATCCGAATATTACCAGGAGATGCTAAATAGTCAGGCTGGAGGCGCTGAAAGATTAGCTTACAACCTTGCGTCCGGTCTTGGAAACCTGGCTCCATCTATTGCAATTGCAGCGGCAACGGGAGGCGCAGGAAGCGCTGGAGCCGCGGGAACTATAGGAAAATTTGGTGGAAAACTGTCCGCTTGGGCGGCAAAGGGGGCTTTGGGAAGCGGTATAATGTCAGCTCAAATGGCAGGTCAGACTTATCGGCAGGATATCATGGAAGGGCGTCCGGTTGAGGGGGCCCAGATGAATGCGGCCCTTACTGCCGCCGATGAATATGTAACCAACTGGCTATTGGGAGGTATCGCGGCCTATGGCGGCGG